ATCCAGTTCCTGAATTCAAGAAATGGCAATTGAATTCTTGCTCCCATTTCTCTTCAGATGCTAGCCCACCTTTGATTTCTTTAACCCACTTTTCATCTCTTCCGGGTATCTCATTCCATAAAATTTTGTCATTAGCCCATCCATTTTTACCCTCAACAGACCCTGTATATATGTCGTAAAAAAGATTCCCGGTTCCATTTGGGGTGGAACACATGAAAACTTTCGCTTTTTTGGAAGACGATACAATTGGAAATACAGATGCCCAAAAAGGTTCCATGAGATGAGGTTCGATGAAAGCACATTCGTCAATAATTAAAACACTAACGGACTGACCACGGGCGGCGGTTCCGGTTGTTGTTGTAATAGCTATGCGGCTGTTGTTTTCAAGCTCCATGCTTGTCTTCGCATATTCAACCACAGGGGATTTTAGCCAATTTGGAAGCATTTCATAAGCCATTCTAACTCTACTGAAAATTTCAATAGCTGTTGATTCCTTGTTGGCGACAAGTAGAATTCTTTGATTCTCAAAGAAATTGGCCATCCACAATATATAAATTGTCATAAGAGTACTTTTACCCACCTGACGACTTGCCAATAGACAAAAGAATCTATTCTCCATCATTTTTTTCAAAACTCGTTTTTGAGCCTTGTATAATTCAATCGGCATTTTGCCCTTGTCAACATTCAAGATATAAAAATACTTTTCAGCGAAATGCAATATATTCTTGGCGCACTTTTGCATTTCTTTGGCCTGTTCTGGAGTATATGCTATTAATGTTCCTTTAGATGGGAGATTTTGATTTCCCATATAGAACTTCTCTTGGTTTTTCGCCATATTGAATATATTTATTACAATGTAGTTAAATAAGGGTATGATCAAACGAGATCTTCAAAATATAGGGGACGCTTATGGTGACATGCTAAATGCGTTGAAGAGAGAAATTGTAAAGGAATCCAAAAACCTACCACCAAACGCTTTTGATGGAAATTTTCCAAAACAAGATGGTGGATTGGATGAAAAAGGAGGCGCTACAAAAGCTTTGAATGACGATCACCCATCTGATTGCAAGTGTGGTTGCAAGGAAGAAGACAACGAAGAAAAACTTACCAAAGCACAAAAGAAAGAAGATAAACTTCGTGATGCTCTTAAAAAGCCAAATCTTTCAGATGAACAACGCAAAAACATCCAAGATCAACTGGATGCCATGGAAGCAGGTGAATCTGAAGAAGAAAAAGAATTGCAGGAAAGTAGAAAAATGGGAAAACAAATACTAAATACAGTTATGACTAGAAAAACACTTAGTTTCGATAAATTGTTTAGATCCGTCGTTAATGAGAATTACATGGGTATGGAAGATGCCGAGGACGATGTAAATGCATTTGGCCTTGAAGATGAACCTACCGATGACGAAATGGATTCCGATTTCGGTGGAGAAGATGAAGTTACTTTCACCCTCGATAGAGCAACCGCTCAAAAACTTCACGATGTTCTCATGGCTGTCCTAGACGGTGGTGAAGGCGAAGGAGAAGGCGATACCGAAGGAGAAGACCTTGACTTTGACATGGGCGACGAAGGTGAAGATGAAATGGGTGGAGACTTTGAAGAAGACGAAGAAACCCCAGCTATCGGCAAACTCACTGGCAAGCCAAACACAGTTGGTAAAGTCAAAGCCAAGGGTGGAAAAGCAACATCCGCTGTAACTGATAAAGTCGGTGATGACGGAGATTACGGCCACGCTCTCTACAACGCTAAACAACCAAACATCGGTGCTGGTTCCAACAACAAAGTTGGAAACTACAAAGCGGGTGCTGAGTATATCAAGTAATTTTTCAACAATAAAAATCAAACCGAAAAGGGGAGTCTTAAATGACTCCCCTTTTTTGTTAAATAGATATAGTGAAATCTTTTGAAACATTCTTTCTGGAATATGCACATAATATGGCAGATGGTACTCCAAAAATTACAGCATTTGCTAGTAATAAAAAAGGAAGTCGAGACGCTGTGAAACCAATAACACGTAAAAATATAACAACCAAAGGACCATACGAACAACTCAACCCTAAAATAAATGTATTGGGTTATATGTTTCAAGGACCAGAACTTACCGATGTATTGGTCACATACAATCTGGAGTTTAAAAACAACAAAGTGTCGAAAATTAAAAATAGCCCGTTCGGTTTGCAAATGTATCTGACTCCAGAAAATAAACCGGTTGCAAGAGTTGTAAAGGTTAAATAATACCATGGGATGTCCTGTAACTCCATTGTCATGTCTAACTCCGTCTAATATATTTGCGGGAGTGTTTAAACCAGCGTGTGGTGGTTTTGCAGATCCATCTAAATTTCAAGCTGAACGCGCTTTATACAACAGCGGATTTTCTGAACTTATAAATAATTTCGGAGTCGATATCAATTATTACGTCAACACGTATAATTTATCAGCTGCTAATAACTTTTACGGGGAACATACAGTCACGCCATACTATGGACCTGTTGCTATAAGAGCTTACGTGGAATATCAACACAACGGAGTTCCTCTACAAACATACGGATGGGAGCCTGATGATAGTGTCACCCTGTATTTCCACATAGACTCATTCACAACAGCTTTCAATCAAATAAACATACACTCGAATAATGGTCAGAGGGTGGAGCCGAAAGCTGATGATGGCTTTGTTCTAACACCTTTTGGTTGTGATAGACCGGGTGGTAGAGGTCCGAAAACTTTTGTTGTGACTGAAGTTATTGATGAAGATGGAGGGGCATTGAATCCACTGATGGGCCACTATATATGGAAAGTTACAGCGAAGAGATATGATTACAGCTTTGAAGCTGGATTTCCTGATGAAGATAACAACGTTCAGGTGTATGATAACTCATTCAGTGGTGTATTGAGCAGCAGCATAACTCTACTTGATCAGTTGTCCAGTGTGCAATTGAGCAGCAATCCTAAAACATATCCGTTTGATGTTGATGAATATTCTAAGGATAATATATTCGACAACAGCGTCAACGACACGTCTATATACGGCACTTATTATTAATCACACAATTACATTACAGTTATCCAACCAGTTCCTGTTGATTGAACTTTAAACATTTGACCTGATGATATTGACAATGTATTTGTTGAATTAATTAATTGTGCACCATTTGCTGATAATGTAACTGTCGTGCCTGTTCCAGAATTTTTAATACAATATAGTTTACCTTCTACACCTGCTCTAGTATTAGTGAAATTACTAGTATTTGAATTTAGCGCTTCCGCTAGTGGTAATTGAACGGTTACAGAATTACTTGTTACATTAACAGTATAGTCGGTAGCAGCGATAGTATAATTTGTTGTCGTAGGTGTATATTCAAGTCTGACTCCAGCTCCTCCAAGATTCCACCAATTTGATCCACGACCGCCTAATACAGCACCATTAGAACCGGGGTGCCATCCAAGAAAAGAAGATGTTCCGCCAATAGCGACAATACTAGTATTAAAGTTACTTATAGTTAAAACTCCACCGGTGTTTGAAAATGCCACATCAGCGTTGAAACTAACAGGGGTATTACGGTCTCCTAAATTAATTTGAGCCCCCGGTCCTGACATTCTTAGCGGACGGCTAATTTCAACTAAACCTGCATCTCCGGGAGCATAAATATTACTTGCCGGTGTTGTGTAAATTAAAGGTACATTACCATCTTTAGAGTAGACATTCCCAATTAAGCCCAAATTCATTTGAGCAAGTGGGATTTTAGACCAAAACATAACATTTTTAAATGGATGTCCTACGTCATTAGGATGAATCATGTCAGGTGGTGACATTAACCCTGCACTAGACGCTGATCTGTAATCTCTAAAAATATCAAAACCGTTGATGAATGAATGGCCAGATCTAATTGCCCACTCTCTTTGAGCTTTTGCTTGCTGTCTCGCTCTTCCTGTCCCCGCAGATATTGATGCTGCATCAAGCAGGTCTTCATCCCATACTGTTTGCCAAGATGCCCCTACATTAGGTAGCGTGGTTGAATCTGATGTATGGTTAGCTTTAGAAACATAAACTCGTTCAAGTCTACCTACTGCAATAGTAGCATCTGCATTATATGTAGTAACGCGAGTACCTACAGGGTAAGACACACCACTTTCCCATCGAGGGTGTTGAGAGAGAGCTGGTGACATTGTTGGATTCATTGAAAACTGAATCCAATCCGTTTTACTCTTAATACTACTACAGCGTTCGTAAAATGATACAAACGCTCCTCGAATATTAGCAGAGTTTGTGCCACTTCCTGTAGCTGAGTTGCTTATTGTCGCTGTTTGCGAGTTTTTAGTATGTGCTGTGATTCTAGTATTAGGCGGTATATTAGTACCTGTTATATAGTCACCTACCAAAGGATAAGGTCTATATGCATTTCCATTTGCATACTCTGTAGGTGGATATGCATCAAATGTTATAGTATTAGTACCATTTGTAACCACATTATTAAGTGTTAACTTAACGTCTTTCCAATCCTCTGGCGAATCAGCAAAATGACTTACTACAAGATCAGGAGACATGTGAGACCATAGCGGGGTAAATATAGAATCAGGCACAGCGCCAAAGTTTGTTATATCAATACCTCCAAGATTTGCCAATGCTCGAAGCTCTACAACACCCAATCCTGTATTGTGGTAAAGTCCAACACCTATAATACGAACATTACCACCTGTAACACCGCTAATGCCTGCAACGAACGTCGGTGAATTTGATGCAGGTAAAGAAGAATTGATATATACTTTACCTTCTCTTGATCCACCATTGTTAGCACTAATACTCGATACAATCGTCCAATTGGTACCCAAGTTTGTAGAGTACATCAAATTAAACGTAGCAGCTCCACTTTCAGCAATATACATTACGGATATTGTGTTAGCTCTTGTAGCAACAGGGCTAACTGCTCCTTGACCGCCTATATGATAAACAGCACTACCACCGGCTGAAATCACATGATAAGGAGCTAACCATACATCCTCAAATCTAGGTCTACCATCTTGTCCGTTATAATCACTGACATTAACAGATCCTGCTAATCTTGAAGCGCCTATTATACCTGCGGAAGCTGCGTTTGGAGGCATTCTTAGTTGGGTAGATAATGAGTCACCTGCAATCAATACATGTATAGGTGCGCCTGATAATACAAGTTTATTAAAACAATTCGGTTGCCAATTAAGTGAATCCGGTATTGCTGTATCATTTAATAGCAGAGTTTCACGAAAATTGGAACTATCTACAATACCAGATCCGTTAGAACTAACAGCGCCTAAATTAGTTAGAAATGATGAGTTATCAGTGATTGCGGACTCTATTCCATCTTGTGTTAGTGGAGGTTGAGGTGGTGTAAAAGCTGATATATAATTAACGAATGAATTTAATGTACCATTTCGTGTTTCGCCATCTTGTGTTATAGGAATACGTTCTGTTCCCGTATAAGGCAGTGTGCTGCTTGGTAAGTCTATAATTTTGATACCTGTCATAAAATTTATAAGTTATTGAGTAATATATGGATCTTCAGATACAACAATAGCACCATCTACAATCTCAAAAGCATTTGTTGGTAATGCTACTGGAGCTTCTATACCATCAATGGCAGCTATTTGTTTGATTGCATCTGTTAAAATAGCATGCATTTGAAATATTTTAACGGCATCTGGACCAAGAGCATCTATAATTTGCTGCGGTGTGAATCTACCACGTTTCCATACAAGATTTATACCTTTGTTTTGTATTTCTAATACAGAATCATAAGATCTTTTTGAAAATCTTTTAATTTCAGCTGCTAAGCTATTTAAAATTTGCTCATCTGTTAATACAGTCTGGACTGTTGGGGTGCTGTTAAGTATACTCATATATGTATTTATTAAATTTTAAAGAAATGAAAAATCAAGAGAATAGCGGTATCGTGTAATAAGTACCGTTTATCATCACTTTCAATCCAGATAATTGTTGATACGTTGATGCACCGGGAACAACGCTCAAAGGAGTTGAAGCAGAACCAAGAGCGATGGTATTTCTCGCTGTTGGCTGAGCGCCATAACCGATAGCTATACAACCACTGAGATTTACAGAGTCTGTTGGTGTTGTATTAGTTAGGTCTCCGATGAATGTATTTCTACTGCCTTGTTTATTATAGCCGGAAGATAATCCGATGAAAATGTTATTCTGAGAATTAGTACTATATCCGTTCCGATAACCAGACTCTCTACCGATATAGATATTATCACTTGTGGTTGCGCCTATATTACTTTCATAACCAGATTGTCTACCTATAGCAATAATATCACTAGCATTACCAGCGAGAATATCCCCTTTACCTACGCTATGACCAGCTTGTACACCTAAGAAAACTGAATAATTTATGTTACCACTATTATCAACACCGCCGCTACCTGCATCGATACCAGCTTCTGAACCAATTGCTATTACATCTACTGCATCACCCGAATAGCTTGTAGCTGATCCTACACCTGTTCCAGCAGTATTACCTATCGCTATTACATTTACAGCATTTCCGTTTGAACTATCATTACCAGAACCTATATTACTACCAGCATTCGATCCAATAGAAATTATATTGTTAGTTGTGTTAGGGGTAGACACGTTATTGGAACCAATATTAATACCAGAACTTTCTCCCAAGGCAATATTATTAGATGCGGATCCGTAAGTACCAGAGCCAGCAGAATCCAAAGATCCGTAACCAATGCCTATATTTTTAGAAGTTGCTCCAAAAATACTTCCGCTATCATTACCACTCTGATACCCTATAAATACATTATCATCATATGTAGTAGATGAACCGTCATTAGCACCTGCATTATAACCTAATATAAGTGAATATGCATCGATTGTAGACGGGGCAGGTATTTCTTTCAAATATGTGCCTGTACCTATAGTGATATCGTCAGTAAATGTTTGATTTGTGTTAAAATTATTATCAGCATTTTTAACAGCATAATTAGCGCTGTTTGAACTAAATGTGGTATATGTACTTTGCCAATTACCAGTTAAAGACGACACATTGCTGCCTCCAGAAGGTAAAGCTCCCGACAAATAATTTACAAAAGAACTGAGAGTGCCTGCTTTTGTAACACCTGATTGAACTAAAGGTAGTTTTTCTGAACCTGAATAAGGCAGAGAATTTACCGGCAGACTTGAAATTTTTAAACCCATGACTATATTTAGTGACCCCTCAAAGTAAATACTGCAAATTATGAATAAAATCAAACTGTTGAAAACTATCAATCAAAAAGAGGACAAGATCCTAGATGCTATTGAAGAACTGCAAATATTCTTGGACAGCACTGAAGATGAGGAGCTTTCAAGTATGGGCAATGAATTGGCATCTGCGATGGTTGACTTTCTCCAAACGAATGATAATGTAAACATACATGACATCAAAGAATTTATTGAAGAAGAATACGATCAAGCGTAAGATTTTAATTCTAGGAAACGGATACATCGGAAATCATATTGGCAACCATCTGATGTCAGAGGGTCACACTGTCAAAGTCCTAGACTCTAAAACCCTCAATTACCACGATCCGAAAACATTCTGGTATGAATTAAATTTCAATTTTGAACCAGATGTTGTCGTCAATTGCAGTGGATTCACCGGTAGACCAAACATCGACGAAGCTGAAAGCAAAAAAGAAGAGTGTTGGCGGCTGAATGTGACATCTCCATTGATGTGTGCCAAATTGACTACAGACTTGGGCAAACGATACATACATATCGGTAGCGGATGTATATACACAGGTTACGAAAAAGAATTCACCGAAGACGACGCTCCAAACTTCGGATTGTATAATGATGAAAGTTCATTCTACAGCAAAACCAAACACGCATTTGAGGTTCTTTCAAAACACTTGCCGATCAGCATCCTCCGAATTAGGATGCCAATCAGCGGATTGCATGATGCTCGCAGCTATCTATCAAAAATCAAAAAGTATAATACTTTGATCGATTATAAAAACAGCAAGACTTACATTCCTGATCTTTGCGAATTCACAAACACACTTATACATGACTTGTTTATACATGAATCATATAATATGGGTTGCCCACATAGGATATACAATGTAGTGAATCCAAATCCATTAACAACCAAGGAAGTTGTAAACATAATGGAAAAGTTCCGCAGGAACAACCCGGAATGGGAATTCGTAAATATCACGGAAATTCCAATAATCGCTGGTCGAAGCAATTGTGTTTTGGATAACACAAAAGCATCCACCATTATGAAAATGCGAGACGAACAAGAAATCTTAGAGGAGGTATTAAATGATTAAAAAGGCGATATGTTTAGCGGGAGGACGAGCAACTAGACTCTATCCACTAACACAGTTCGGTATATCAAAACAATTGCTGCCAGTATACAACAAACCTGTAATTTCATACAGTTTGGGAACGTTGCAAAAGATGGGATACACCGATGTTTTGATTATATGTGCTGACAAGGAACAACTGGTGATGTATTACAATTATCTTGGAAATGGTGCCAAATATGGCATGAACTTTCAATACAAGATACAAGATAAGCCAAATGGATTACCTGAAGCCTTTACGATAGCTGGGGATTGGGCAAATGATGCTGATCGTCTTGCATTGATATTGGGGGATAATATTTTCATCGGAGATCAAAATCTAGATGCGCCTGCCAACACCATTTTTACTTATAAAGTTAAAAATCCAAATGATTACGGCGTTGCAACACTGAATGAAGAGAATGAACTGATTGATATCATCGAAAAGCCCCAAACATACATTGGAAATGATGCTGTTGTTGGTCTTTATGTCTTCACAAAAGAAGCAGTCTCGATTGCAAAGCATCTCAAACCCTCTAAGAGAGGCGAGCTTGAAATCGTTGATCTGATCAAGGCATTGAATGAGAAAGAAGGGGTTGACGTATGCTGTCTTCATGATATCCTCTGGTTCGACGTAGGATCATTCGATAGTTTGTTAGATTGTGCCAATCTGGTGCGCACTATCGAGAATAGATCCGACAAAAAACTAGGATTGCAAGAACTATGAATTTATGGATTGAAAAATACAGACCGCAAACATTGAATGACATGTGCATCTCTGATAATACCAGAGAATTCTTCGAGTCATTCACTGATGAAATACCACATTTCCTCTTTACAGGGGCAGCAGGCACAGGGAAAACGACAATTTCAAGAATCTTGGTCCAAGACATCTTGAAGTGTGATTATTTGTATATAAACGCTTCAGATGAGACTGGTATTGATAACATTCGAACTAAAGTAACGGGTTTCATAAGGACCAAAAGCTTTAACGGGGGAATTAAAGTTGTTGTTCTCGATGAAGCGGATGGTCTTTCGAAAGAATCACAGAAATGCCTGCGAAACTTGATCGAAGAATACTCTGCGGTTGCGAGATTCATTCTAACAGCCAATTATCGACACAAAATCATGGATGCATTGCAATCCAGATGTCAAAGCGTCGATGTCAAGCCGACTCTTAAAGGTGCTGTAAAGAGATGTCTGTATATTCTGAACAATGAAGGTGTTGTTGTTCCCCCAGAGCAGAATAAAGAGGTTGTAAGATTAGTTAAGGGTTTCTTTCCAGACTTGAGAAAGTGCATCAATGAGCTTCAAAAGCATTCAGTGTCAGGAACCCTGAACATTGGTGTAAAAACAAGCTCAGAAGATCTATATTCTTACATTTGGGCTGGCATACAAAACAAATCATCATTACAAACTAGAAAGTATCTCATTGAAAATGATGCTCTGTTTGATAATGATTACGAGCAGTTGCTTAGTGGTCTATTGAACTACATCTACAATGTAGATTTTGATGAGATTCAAAAGAAACAGGCTATCTTGCAGATAGCAGATAGCCTGTTTAAAAGTTCGATTGTCATGGACAAGGAGATCAATGCATTTGCCTGTCTCCTCGCCCTTGAGAATGTTGTGGATTAAGGAACGACTGGAACTCCTTGTGGAGCACCTGCACCTTGCTTGCCAGCGCTGTATGCTGCTTTTGTTCCGCCGAAGAATCCTCTGTCCTTGACATCCGCATTCACATCTTGCGCGGTTTGTGATGCCATGTTCAATTGATTTGCAATGGTGTTCAGAGTCATCTTCATAGGATCGTCTGAAAAATACTTATTAAAAGCACTTCCGGGACCATATTTGGATTTTGCAGAATTGATCAGATTGACGAGTTCTTCAACTGAAGCTTGAGCCTGTTCGATTGCCTGCGCGGCTTCCTTTTCATTAGCTCCTGCTCTATACATGTTACTAACATTTTGTGCAACATTTGAAGCGGCTCCTGCAACACCCTTGCCTACATCAACAGCAGATTGAATACCTTTATCAATAGCACCCACAGCGGATTGGCCTGCTGCTTTTAGTCCTTTTGCAGCAGCCCCACCGACATTGGCGATACCTGAGCCAATTCTTCCAAGTTTTTGACCCATTTTTCCAAATAATTCTTCAATTACTTGAGCTTCTGCAATTGTCATGTTTGGTAATCTGCTTTGAATTTCTTCAATTGTCATGTTTGGTGCAGATTCCATTAGTAGTTGTGATGAATATGCTTCTGAAATAAGCATGGTGTCAAGTTTAGTAAATTTACTCATGAGATTATTTAGTTATTATTATAGTGTTTTTGTATAATTTAAAATCATGCTGTATATATTTTGAGTATGAGTGTTTAAATCTCCCCCAAACACTTTGGATATATCTTTTCCAACATCATATGCAACAGATTTTGCAAATTCATGCTTTTTGTTTGTATCTTTGAGAGAGGATCTGGAAAGACTCCCGACTATTTTATTCCCTACTCTTCTGAGTAATCCTTCTTCCAACACAGATTCCTCGTATATGTCTGATAATTCTTCAATTTCGGTTTTCATAATATTATTGAACTGTCTGTTCATATATCGCAGCAAGGTTATCCATATCTTTTCTTATGACGGTGCTTTCACCTGCTAATTTAAGATCGGTTGGGGTATTTTTACCATTTCCTTTATCCGTTTTGCGATTATCGGCGTTGCTGAAATCTTCAACTGGTTTTGGCTTGATGTTGATGTTGTCTTTGCGCTTCCATTCATCTGGAACCGGAGGATGATTGATATTATCCATCTGAATTCGGTCAATCATTTCAGGAGAAACTGTAACTCTGCCATAAGTTCTACCACCACCCTGATCAGCGGCGATTGTGATAACTGCATTGTCAGCGGTTTTGAATTGGTTGCCAGCACTGTTGCCTGATAACTTATCACCAACTTGGATAACTGATATATTGAGCTTGCAGTTGGCTAAATCATCAACTTCTCGTTGCATATCAGTTGGCATTGCTTTATAAGCAGCGCATGTCTTGTAGTTGGATCTGAACTTTACAAGATCACCGGGTAAATAACCACCCGCCTCATAACGACCCACAACGCTTTCAAAAATTTCATCAAATAGCTTTCCCATGCAAATTATTTAGCCTAAATGGTAAATAAAGTTATGAATTTTGATAAAGTAGCATCATCAATTTTGGAATCGCTGGAATTTGATCAAGACGAATTTGATATTGATCTAATTGAGATCATGGAAAAGAAATCCAACAAATGCACAGGGCCAACCAAAAAGGCCAGTAGTGACAGAAAAGGTAAAAAGTGGACCAAGTGTGCTCGTCAACCCGATGGTTCTTATAAGAGAATACACTGGGGACAAGCAGGTGTTCGTGTGACTGGTAAGAGTGGCAATACCAAGAGAAAAAAATCATTCCGTGCAAGGCATAAATGTTCAAGTGCCAAGGCTGGAACTGCAAATTACGAAAGTTGTCGCGATTGGTGATATCCAATCAGGGGTCTATAACATTTATTATAGAATACCCCTTATACGCACATCGGGTTCCGTTCTTTTTACGTTTATTGAATGTATTCCTCAATCCTCTATAATCTAATTGATTATCTTTGCAGAAATTGACCAATTTCGATACCCAAACTTCATCTCCATCAGGACATAATACTAAATATTTTTTTGCTGTTTTTTGAACTTTTTTACTATTAGATTCGCGAAAAGACACCAATCTTTCAATTTCCAAAACCTTCTTTTTGGTGTCGTCGTAATTCAAATCATACAATTTAATCCAGCGAGAAATGGTATTTCTATCAAACCCTAAAATTTCTGCGACTTCTTTAATTAAAAAATTTTGATTTAATAATTCTTGAACCCTTGCAATATTTTCAAAATTTTTAACAAAATGATTTTCATAAAATGTTTTATTACGTCTCATTTGCATTTGAATATATTTTTCTTCTCCGTATAATTTTCGAACTACCTCAACAGATGGTGGTTGATTTCCACCATCTGTAAAATTAAACAATATCCCAGTATTATCACATCGTTTACCGTAGTGCTTTATTAAATCCATTTCAATTTTCAATGATTCACTTTCAGATAACCCATCATGTAATATTTTGCGCTCCAATTTAATATTTTTATTTTTTAAATTTTTAAATTTGCATATTAGCATATACCCATGTCTAGTATCATCTAGAGCATATCGTTCAACTCGTCTACCACTACCCTTACCGATATAAAATGGAAATTCGTTTCCTTCTTCATATAAACCATAGACATAATATTTATTATCCATACCATTATTTAGCATGTGAAGATTGGTATTAAATAAACTTTTGCTATATTATTTTTTATAATGCAGACTTCAATTGTGTTAAATAGGAATAGTTGTAATACTATAACCAAATTATGAACGAATTTAACGAACTTTACAATATTCTTCTTGAAAAATTTTCAAAGAAAAAGAAGAAAAAGGTATCTCCTTTAAGATCTAAGTGTCAAGCAAAAGCGAAAGCTAAGTACGATGTCTGGCCTAGTGCTTATGCCAGTGGTTACGTTCAGAAGTGCGTTAAAAGAAAAGGAAAAATGAATTAATATGAATTTCAACGAATTGTATACTAATCTTTTATTAGAATTCAGCGAAGGAGCTATTAAAAAATTAATAGCGAAATTTTCTGATACTGAAGAACAAACCGTTCGCTTTTATTTGGATAAATTTGAAATATTTAAAAACGCACTTGAAAAGAAAGATCCATTTCAATACAAAACATTCCAAGAGCTTGAGCAAGCAGTTGATGCTGCTGAAGGTAAAAGAAATGTTAAGAAGGGAGATCAGAAAAAAGTCGAAATTGATGTTCAACAAGATGATATCGTAGCCGAAGACGAAAATGTAGTTATTTATAGAGGTGATTCACAAGATAAGTGTATATTATACGGGAGAGGATACACTTTTTGTATATCTCGATCCGCTGGTGGTAATATGTATTCCAACTATAGACTTGGCCAAGAGTCAACATTTTACTTTATTTACTTTAAGAAAAAACCAGTAACTGAAAATGACCATATAATGGTATTGGATCATACAAAAAATGGATACATGTGGACATTTAAAAATAATAATACAAAACATGTTGAAGGTGGTTGGGATGAAATTGTTTCAAAATATCCTGAATTAAAACCGTATGAAAAATTACTTGTAAATAAAAAACTGGACGATTCTGAAAAAAAAGAAATCGAAACTATTGAAGATTTTACTAGAGAACCAACCCTTGAAAAGTTTAAATCGGTTGATTATCAAACACAATCAAAACTTCTGAAATCGACTATTAATTTGCCTGATGATATTTTTGATGTGTTAGATTCATACTTAATAAATGAATTTTTATCAATTGGTCCTAATTTAACTCCACATCAGGCAGATTCTTTAAAACCGAATCAAGTTCAGAGATATGTTAAAACAAGAGAAATATCTTATGATCAGTTGGATACCACCCAGTACTATAAATTTAATAAACATGATATAAATGTTCAAAAAATCAAAGATCGTATTAATGAAGGTCAAAAAGAAGCATATGATCGTGTCGCTGAGGGTTATTTTAATCTTAGCAAATTGTTTATTATTAAGTTGCCTGAGAATATACCAAGTAGCGTAGAAGGAAATTTCCATTGCAACAACAACAATTTAACTAGTTTGGAAGGTACTCCAGATAGTGTAGAAGGAATTTTCGATTGTGGTGGCAACAATTTAACTAGTTTAGAAGGTGCTCCAAGTAGTGTTGGAGAGGGTTTCTATTGCGACGACAACAATTTAACTAGTTTAGAAGGTGCTCCAAGTAGTGTTGGAGAGGGTTTCTATTGCAAAAAAAACAATTTAACTAGTTTAAAAGGTGCTCCAGATAGTGTAGAAGGAATTTTCGATTGCAGCTACAACAATTTAACTAGTTTAAAAGGTGCTCCAAGTAGTGTTGGAGGATATTTCGATTGCAGCGGCAACAATTTAACTAGTTTAGAAGGTGCTCCAAGTAGCGTAGAAGGAACTTTCGATTGCTCTCCACAAAAAAACGGGGTTGAATTTTCTAGCGAAGATATAGAAGAAGCTATGGAAGAAAGCCGTATCAAAAAGGCCAAATCCATGCTAAAAGAAAACCGCAAATTTACTCAATTGGAACTACTTGAAAATCTTCGTGATTGGTTCGCTCCTCAAACAGATAAAAAAGGTCGCAAATTCAGAGGTTGGATTAATTGCAAAACAGGCGGTCCTTGTGGAAGAAATGACACTTCAAAAGGAAGTTATCCAGCTTGTAGGGCAACAAAAGCTGAATGCAATAAAATCAAAGGCCGAATGTATAAAAAGAAAAGCTCTAAAAGAGTTAGCTGGGAAAAACGCAAAAAGAAATCTGATTGAGTCCATCTGTTAAATATTAACGATGGCTATTAAGATAAAATCACTAGAAGCACCAGCAGTATCTAAAAAAGCGCTTGAAAGCGGGTTTTTATACAAAGATATAGCATTGGATTTATCTCCATCCTATAGTTACAACAGTCAACTCAATCGAAATGAAGTATTGAAAGATGTACAAGCTCTTTTTGACATAGAAGCTGTTAAAAATAGCATTGTAAATGCATTACTCACTTCACCCGGAGAAAAACTACTCAATCCGACTTACGGTGTCGATTTAAGACAATATCTCTTCGAGCCAATCGACGATTTCACAACGGAATTGATACAAGATGACATTGAAACGAAGCTTCCTTTGATGGAACCCAGAATAACACTGCAAGATGTTGTGGTTGTTGCAGATGAAGATAATAATCAATACAACATCGAACTTAAAATTGATGTGCCTTCGTTGGATGTTTACGGATTGAGTATAAAATCAGAACTCGCCGCAACGGGTTACACGATCTCCTGATTAAATATTTCTTAATGAGCGATAAAGATACATTGGAATATAATCTTCCACAAAACGCATACATCAATTTCGATGCTGTTTCTTTAAAGAATTTCATAATCCAGAGACTGAATGAGAACTCAACATTCACAGATCAAAATTATGAAGGTAGTAACATGTCGTTTCTCATCGAGATATTGGCATATTACACACATGTATTGATGTTTTATTTGAATCAAAATAGCTCAGAATCGCTTTTTGATCAGGCTTCGATTTATGAGAACATGAATCGTATTGTTAAACTGATAGGATACAAGCCTACAGGCAGACAAACATCAATTGTTCCAATCAACTGCACCGCATCATCCAATCTGGCTGTTGGTAGCTATATGATTAGAAAGTACAGCTACTTTCTAGTGGATAATATCCAATACACCGTTTTGGAAGATACACTTTTTGAAAAAACCACAACATCGAATGAAACTATAGATTCGATCAACAACAATCTGATCTTATATCAAGGTACAGTTCAAGAATATCCGACTTATACATCAGAAGGTCTGGATTTTGAAACTCTTCCGATTGTTGTTGATAACTTGGTCAACACAAATGACAGTAGATTCATAGCAGATGGTACAATAAGCGTGTATGTCAAGGAAGTGAATACCGATACTTGGTATGAATACAAAGAAAGCGACAGCTTGTATCTTTCAAATGCAACCGAGAGAGCATATGAGCTTAGATTGAATGAAAATGGACATTACGAAGTAAAATTCGGAAACAACACATTCGGAAAACGACTGGAATCCGGTGATGAGGTTAAGATAATGTATATCTTGAGCGATGGTGATAAAGGTATCATAAGCAAAAACGCAATCAATGGAAATAAGCTCTTTACATACGCTTCAAATACATTCAGCGAAATCTATGAGGATACAACATCTTCAAACTCTCAAATCATAACAACTGTTCTGAGTCCTTCATTGACATTCAACAATCCTCTGAATTCAACAACCATAAGTGAAGCTGAAACTGTTGAGTCTATCAAAAACAATGCACCGTTCCTGATCGCTGCACAAAACAGACTTGTAACTGAAGCCGACTATGAGAAATTCTTGAGCAAGAGCATACCAAACATCTTGAATACTGTCAAGGTTGTTGATAATGACAGATTTATAAACGAATACATCGACTATTACTACCGCATATGTGTAGATCCGAATAAAGTCAACCGTGTTTTAATAAATCAGGTCAACTTTGCAGATAGTTGTGATTTCAACAACGTCAACATATTCTGTGTGCCGAAATTTGAAGTAACGCAAGATGGTACATATCCGAATTATCTCAGTGAATCATTTAAAAATCTCATAATTGACATCACCAGAGACAAAAAGATGATATCCAATGAAATTGTACCTAGAGATCCTATCTACGTGGCATTTGATATTGGATTCAGTACAATAAATTCACTTCGAAGTGTTGTTGATGAATCAAAACTCGTTGTTGTTAGAAGTAAAACGAATAAAATCAACAAAGGGGTGTTGAAATCCAAGATAAATGATACAATCTTGAATTTTTTCAAGCCATCCAATAACGTATTGGGGCAGACATTAAACTTAACAGACTTGACAGCATCGATATTGGGAATTGAGGGTGTATCTTCAATAAGAACGGAAAATACAAAGGAAAATACATTCTTCAACGGAGTATCTTTCTTATCATGGAATCCGATATATGTCGATAGTGACAATGATATCGTAAATCAAACGACAACGCTTCCGTTTTATAAATTCCCATATTTCTATTCTCCTCAATCGCTAATAAATAAAATAGAAGTAATCGATGCCTGATTTAAAAACAACATATACGACTTTTGATGTATACGATTTCAAGAATGAGAATGTATTGAGTTCTTATAGCTTATCGTCAACACCATTCAAGTTCATACCTGATTTGGATTTGTTTCCAAACAAAGATGTTGTTTGGTCTTTTGGTGATGGTACAACATCAAAAGCGCTCACAGCAATCAAATATTACAATTTTCCGGGGGTTTACACAGTAAATCTATTGGTATTCGACTGCCAAAACAATGCATTGATATCGTCTTATTCTCAAAACGTAGAAGTTAAAGATTACATACCATACACTCTCGAATTTACCAATCTATCATCCAATAAAGGCTACTTGGAATTGACACAGAGTGTTATTCACGGTCCTTGGACCTTGAATGTCACATATCCGTGGTATCAGCCCATAACGAATGTTGTATATTCAGTGAATAATTCGGGAAGTACGAACTTCTTCGAAATTCAATCTGATAAATTCGTACATTTACGTCCAACATATTCCATATTTGATTCCACATCAAATATTGCAATACAAAATGTGCAATATTACGAGGTTCCAGATATCAAAATAACATCAGGAGATGCATTGTACGCCAAGATTGACAACGGATCAATAGTTCCATGCTCTAAAACAGATGCTGGTTCATTCTTTGTTGGAACTTCAGCTACGAAATACGTGTATTACAAAGATGATACGGTTGGTAATACATCGATATTATTCAAGTTTAGCAATACAAACACAATAGTTGCAGAAAAAACAACCGATTACCTAAACAATCTGGGAGTCTTGCTGAGTGCAAATATAACCCCCAACAATGATGCGTTCAGACTCAGCATAACATCCAATGGTATCGATGGGGAAAGCACCCCCATAAGCTCATTCGATATATATCATACAAAATTTATCAATAGCAAGATACCATTTGTTGTAAAGGTTAAAGATTCAGCTCAATATTCTCTCAAAAACTTCAATAATATTCAATTATCGGCTCTTTCTATAAGTGTATTATCTGGAGATTATCTAATCGATAATAACGGATTCTATATATTAACCCAAGCCAACGAGAGACTTGTAGCGAATACAGCATTGATACCATCAACGTATTATACAATATCTTCTTTAAACTATACTATAGATCAACTGGATCACGGTGGATCTTTCAGAGGATATATCCAATTCCCATATCTTAGCTCGATAACAACAGCAGTACAGTTATCTTGTGTCGCAACGCTCACAAATGATAATCTATCAGCATTCACACTGAGTGCAAGTTCAAGTTACTTTGATATATACTCACATAATTATTACGACATATACAAAGTCAATGAGGATTTCAATGCTGCTCAAACGTTCACCGATTTAGCTTTCCAAGAAAAAATCAAAAACAATCCTATACTGTTTAATGATTTCTTAGGAAGTATATTTGGATCTGATAACTATGATCACAATTCAATAGGTGTCAAGACTTATGAAAAGATAGCAAACTTCATAGCAAACAATACAGATATCGACACTAAAAACATTCAGGCTCTTATTTCAGATATGAGGCTTGTTGATAATGAAGAGCTTGTATTCAACAGAGCATCCACGAATTATCCTGAAGACATAGATCGAATTGCGAATCTGGCATCTGTCAGTCTAAACAAACTAATCGGAACAACGAATAAATTCAATCAAAATTTCGATACCAGAGGATACACTCAAAAAGACAAATATGGAACGAACATTGGTGATCAGATAGATACACTGACTTATACCATAACCGCTGGAACTCCAATCGTTGCTCTGGAGAAATTCAGCAATTCTTACACATTGCTGAATACATATCAACCGCTGTGTGCTGGATCAGGACAAACATACAACTTGTCTCAATATACATCAGACTGGGGTTGGCCGCTCGTTCTGCCATCATCATTCAGCCCACAAGATTTCGAAAAATATTATGTGTTTTTTGAATATGTTGATGGTTATGATGGCACCGTGACTGATAACATCATAAATTTCGAAAATTCAAAAACAACAATACTTGGTCCGACAGTTGATAATTCTTATTTATTTGCTTCGGATGGCGTGTTTAATAATATGTTCTTGGATTCTCTTTATCAATCTTTGTCAATATGATCAAAGTCGGCATCTGACAAGTAAATATTATCAATGTCATCGACGCTACAGTACGGGTATCCCGAAGTACCAAAGAGTATAACAAACCCAAACGTTTTAGAAATTAATGCATTGGATGTTAGTACTCCAATGTCGTTTTTATTGTTTATCAAAACCGTTTCGATAAGCTTTGAACCCGATGTATTACAAACGTATTACAATGAATACTTGAAGCGTTGGAATACCAAAAAGAAAAACTCAAATTCCACGGAAAACAACCTGATAGTTGAGAAATACAGAGAGTTTATAAAGGATATAAATCTGAAATATACAACTCTGGAAGAAAAAGAATTCATTTCCAAGATTGATTTCAATGATGAGTACGATCTTGATACAGTTTTAGGGTTTTACAGTAGAAAACTTGTAGATATTTGCAAATATTACAATTCTAAAAGAAGTGATGTAAAATACGAAATAACTAGAAAAAAGCTAAAGGGTAGCGTACTTGGAGTTGAAAAGGTAATTTTTGAAAAAACCCTCGAATTCTTAGAAAATCAAGAGCTTGGACCAATAGAATATGATATCGAAGCGATAAAAACAAAGCTGAAAATTGATATTGAAGAGCTATACAATGTATATGGCACATATTTCGATCAAACCCCTGATCAATATGTATATGATTACAAGGACTTGGATTATAATCAAAACATTTTCCTTAAATCAAATGAAGAATTGATTTCTGAAGTATTTGTAGGTGTATCGGATGAAATTAAAGCTCTGAAAGAAGTTGATCAGCTCTTTGATAATAAAAGAAAACTAACTGAAAAGAGCGTCAGTAGTGATTTTTATTACATTTCAACTGGTTCGACATCAACCGATTTTGTATCAGGTCAGCTTTTCAAAGCTTCTGCTAAAAGCGGCAATGTATTAAACCGAAACTACCCGACGACAGCATCCACACACAAAGGATCTTTAATAACTAAAGAAGACTTGGGGTTCTTCAAGCCAAGTAAAACAAGTATTGTCTTTGTAGATGGTAAAAACGAATCGTTTTTAATAAATACCGCCAATTTACAACCAAATTCGTTATACTTTTTCCCTGATCCAAACATATTTGGAAGTAATGATGAGGTTTTGACATTTTTCGTAGATGGTGAATATCTAAAACGAAACACATCATCTGGAAACGCTGTCAATCAAGCGATATCTAATAAATCAGATACAAAATACTACGGATATGTTGCTGAGAAATCCGATTCGTTTGATCAATCATTCGAATCAATATTCGAATCTGGATATATTGCAGATCAAAAAGGAGATGTGTATGGAAATAAGTTTGGTCTATTTAAAATAGACGACAATTTCAAATCAAACATCCAAGTAAGGACACCATCATACATCAAAAGTCTGATATTAAATGGTTATCAGTTCTACGATGATTTATATGGTGAAGAATATGCTTTTAATTATTTCACATATGATGATACATCATATACCGAAACAATAAGATCTGGGTTATCATCATACACCAATTCATTTTCTTCAACTTCAGGTGCTTGGACCCTCTTCTTCAGGTTTTTCTCACCTTATCAAGAATTAAAAGCGCCAACGGAGTCCAATTTAAAACCTTCATTTAAAATAAGAGATGGCGGACTCTTCATGAAAAATGATACGGAGTTTCTAAGTGATCCTATAAACTCCGATTTAAACAGTTTTCCGGGTTCTGGAGTGTATTACTACAATACTCTGTTTGAAGCTGCGTTAAATACGAAATCACCGCTCCAACGCGCTCTTTTAGATGCCGCTTATCCAACATTAACAGCCGATTTTACACAAACACTACGACCACTTTCTGGAAATTCAGTCTTGAATGTGGATGGAGGTAAATTTACAACAGAATTTGTCTATGATTATCAATTTGATAAAGTAAATTACACATATATCAATCAAACCGATAATGCTACCTCATTTGAAGTGGATTCTTTTGATAGAAACACTTACAACGACAGAATTGACTTGAATGGTAAGATTTTTGTGAGAAACGGCTCTACCAATAGAGTATCAGCTCTTCTGAGTGAATTTTCTTATCTCAGTTCCAAGTACAATTCCGCTGTATTCGCTCAATTATCAAGCGTTAATAAATTTGAGATTGCATATGATACACTATCCATCGAAACCGACAATTATCTCATTTTCGAAAAGATAAAATATGAAAATTCAAGTTTCGTAAATCCAAATACGACAGCTTATGTGATCGAACACTCAACAAATGATGTAAATCAACTGTCGAATAGATTTAAAGTGGGAACCGATGTATATTATTGTGTTCTCAACAGTACAACTCCGACAATCTCAACAAATAATTACATCATATATCCAGAGATTTATAAGTATGATACGTTGACAAGTAAAAACTTGAAAATATTCCCAATAAATGACACAGATTACACTTCAAACACTCAATTTTTCAGTGTTTCTGGTGGCAATGTTCGGTTTGATATTGTAGATAAACCAGTTCTGGTGTATAATAGCACCAATAATATATACAACATCTCGTTTTTGATAAAAGATCAAAATGAAATGATCGCATTGAATGAATATGATTTCATCATTAATCCGAATGTGTCATTCTTGAAACACGATGTGTATTTTGGATCGTTTGAGAGTTACTCAAACCTATTCACAACTAATTATAGCACTATACTGAATGTTTATCTATCATCAGGACCAGTATCATTGATAAACGAAGAATTAACTCTATGAATACTTACACAATTGGATTTGCTAGTTCAGCAACCGCACTATCTTCAACATTACCAGAAGTCAAACTGTATGATTTGACTTCTGTGACCTTTGTATTGAGTGGGATATCAGAGTCTGAAATTCCCATGTATCTAAGAATCAATTGGGGTGATGGAGAGTCTGCTATTTTTGAAAATTCATTCAGTAAAGACTACAGAGTTGACAGTATAATTCCAGAAATACTTTATAATAAAATAAGTTCAATACTTTCAAATGAAGTATCCCACCTCTATTATCCATCAGAAACATCCAGATATAAATTATTATCTGCCGAAGTCAATATAGAATATATAAATGGTGACAAATGTTCAATAGTGCAACCTTTCAAAATAATAACATCCGATTATTTTGAAAGTATCGGGGATATGAAGCATATATATGCAAATATTATGCAAGTATCTGATAACAACAAACAGTTTATATTTTCTGTGGATAAAGGAGGGTTCTTAGTAGAAGCTGAAAGCTTAAATACGACAACCCCACCACCAACACCCCCGATACCAGCATCCACAACCACACCGTCCCCAACAACCACACCGGGTCCAACATCAACAACCACACCGGGTCCGGTTACGACAACAACTACGCTACCGCCTTAAATATTTAAATGGAAACGATCATAAAATCTCTATCATCGTTGACTTCTAAATCATGGAAGTCAACGATGGATAATACTTCTTATAAACAAGTAAGACGAACATATCAAAACGGATTTTCTTTCAATTTCCCTTTGGCGCTTTCCGGTTTTAATGATTTCAAAACCAAAGAATATTCAAACTTTTATCTGACGAATAATACAAGAGCAGATACTTTTTTAAAATTCAACACAAATACTTTAAAATCAGAAAAACTTCTGACTTATTTGCAATCTGGATCTGTTTATTTGTCAAGATCAACACCGATTGCAAATGCAAATACTTATTCCATAACATTCGATGATGAATTAAGCGAACGAACATATTTTGATTTGGACTTTTATCAAAATAATTTATGCACAATATCATTTATAGAATCTGGAAAAACTTATCTACTAAGTGAAGATAGTGGCGATCTGTTATTTAAATGGGATGTTCTACTTCCCGATGAAGAGGATGAGCAAAATCCTCAATTTTTCAAATACATATACAACGACAAGAAAGAACTATTTCTTATAAAGGCTCTTTCCAGTAATAAACTGGTAAAGAAAGAAGGCGATGGGCTTGTATTGATTGAATTGAATGATGAAAACAAAAATACAATCCTAACAAGCAATTTCAAAGTCGCTAGACCTAAAGAATATAAACTTGAAGTATCTCCAAACACATCATTCGTGACATATCAGAATGCTTCGAATATAATCGATTCTTCTAAAAGTGAGTTTGATTTAAGCAACAACTTTTTAATTCATTCTCCATACTCATCTGAATATAAAGACATTATCGTTTTAAAAAATCAACTAACTGTAAGTGATGTATTCACAAACGGTCAGAATCTTCTATCATCTGGATATGACATAGCGGTTGATGATTTCAGAAATTATACAAATATAACAAACACAATTGATTCTGAAAATTCATCTGAACTTTCTTTAAATTACGTATTTTACAACAAACCTTATTTAATAAGACGAGGTATCACTGAATTTCAGGCTCCTTCAAGTATGTATCCATTCAGCAATCTGAATATAAATGACACCAGATTCGTGGATTGTGGATCATATGGATACGACACTCCACAATATGCTGATAAAATCTATCAAATAGACACAAACAACTATTCAGAAGATGGAAAGGTTTATCTATGCACATGGTTATCAGGTGTAGGTGAAACTAAAACATGGGTTGATCGATACTTCTACCCGGATTTGATATCCAAGAAGAATGCATTGTCTGAAAAAGGCGTGTTTGATATCACATATGATCAGGCAATTGAAAATTTAATCACAACAAACGCAACATTGAGTTCAAATGTTTCGAAATATGTGATTTTTGACAAGCGTAGTGATCTGAGCTTTCAACCTAATAGAAAATACGAATACCACAGATTCAATAACAATGAATTATTCGATATTATTACAGCAACAAACACTGTCGATTGTGGTGGAGCAAATCAAATCCCATTAAATTATCAAAATTTGATCAATGATGCTGGCAAGATAACGCTATCGTTTTACTTTAATGGATCTGATCCAGAGTGGACTATCCAAAGTCTTCGAAATAATATAGATGCTGGGGTAAAAATTACAAAAACAGCGGATGATATAACATTTGAATTGAAATTATTCAATAATTCAAATAATCAAACCTTGATATTCGACGCAACGACACTTTATAAGAAGTACAAAGATAATTTCGTTTGTTTCAGTTATGATGCCCTGACTGGAAAAGGATTCTTCTTTTTAAATAACGCCAAAGTGTTGGATATATCAACTGAAATCGCTCAATTTTCCAACAAATCGATCATATATGGTAAATTTTATTACAACGATCAAGATCTTTTAGAGCCGAATGGTATAACAACCGATATAATAATAGCAGATCAAAAAATTGATGAGAATTTAGCATTTATAATTCCATTTATACAAAACAGGCAAGCGGTTGATGATATTGTTATCACTCTACCATGTGGAATGAGAAATTCTCTCGATGATATCAAACATATCCAGACAATTTGCAATGGGAATTCAAATAAGAGTAATTATATCAATGTATCGATTGATAATTTAGGAATCAGTAACTCTGATACTCTGGAATATCTGAAAAACGTCATGTTGGACAAGATCCAACAAAACATTCCAGCAACTTCAATTATAAATAACATAAAATTCACAAATTACATATGATTTCTTATTTCAAATATGATGATGGCAATGCATTCACACTGGATTCAGCTCCTTACAGTGGCTATTTCCATGTGTTGAGCGGCGTTGCATATTCTGGTAAAAAACCAAGCTATGAATCCAGAGAATTGACTCCAAAATCAAACTTTTTAAGTGATTTGTATTTAAATTATGCTGTTTTCGATGGAATCACACCAACTATCGATTTAGCAGTTCCAAATGCGTTGGATATACTAAACGACAACACCTTGAATGAGTTATTCGGACGCATTGATGAGAATAATTTGAAAATTTATAAAAATTCAATTTTCATAAATCCAAACAATGTTCCTTACGACTACAAAAACACCTACTTTTATACATTAACTTCAACAGAGGCTGATTCTAGAACACCGGATGATGAAATGTATGGGAAAAACGTGTATACACACAGCGATCCATTTAGTTATTCTAAAGAATGGGCATTCTTGGATAGAGTGGAGTCTGGTTCTTTCATAATAGACGCCAATGACAATTTCATATACTATTGTGTGTCTGATAATATCACATACGCTCTAAGCGGGACTTTCAACGATCCATCTAAGAAATTAACAATAGTCAGTCAGGCTGAAAACTCAGTAAATTTAAAAATTGAACAGGATTATGATTCTGATGAATTGTATTTTTATACAAATTCTGAACTTTTAATATATAATTTATCAAAATACGAAGATTGTAGCAATCTATTTTTAAAAGATAGCATTTCAATTTCGGCCAACTCTGAAAATATAGGATTATATACGATAGGATTCAACAAGCGAACAGAATACAGTGGGAATGTTCTGTATTTGAAAAACAAATATTCAAATGAAATCCTATTACAACTATCATTGAGTGATTTGGATCTAGATAATCTCATAGCAATTGACATAAGAAAAGAAGACGACAATGTAATAGCAGTCGGTCAGAAGAATGGACTCTATTATTTCATATTTTTCGATAGCGATGATTACACAAACACATTTCGTCGTGAAGAATTGTTATATGCCGACGAAGCTACAGGAATTGAGTTTTCAACAGAGGACTCTGACTTCTTTTATCTGAAAAAGACCATCACCCAGATAGAACAATCGGATCAACCTAGAGCGGAAACCGAAATTCGCCCGCTTTTAAACATAAATAACAGATTGGCTAAAGCTAGATCTTCAAATTTCTTCTATTTAAATGATTATATCATAAACAAAACCGAAGAAAACATAAACGATATCCAAATAAAGTTCAATTCAAACAAGATGTTGTCAAACAGTTACAACAACTTGACGTACAATACAATCCAAAAAAATGGATATCTGTATTACATAATGCATAACATCGGGCGTATATACATATCTAAAACCAGATCTTCGTTGTATGAAACCTATGTGCCATTAAATGTATCAAAAGCATTCACGGGGATAAAATGTAATACGAGCAGCGTTGGTATTTCTTTCAATTCAATCATCACAAATCTCCTAATTGATACCATCAACATCGCAACCATCGTTGAAAAGGTGAAATCAAGCACTGGAGATTTGGCAAATCCAACATTATCTGTAATTCCAACGCCTGAATTAACTTATGAGTTGACTAACTTGATATTAAACGGTAACGAGAATGTAAATGTTGTATCTTTGCAGCGAATATTCACATTGATAAATGATCTGCAAAAGAAACTAGTGGATTTATCTTGAAAAGCAATTTTTAAGCATAAATATAACTAATGAAATCACTCACCGATCAGTTCATATCTGATTTATACGGATCTTTGTTGCATGTGGAAGCAGAATCGCTTTCATCTGCAAATATAACCGATGTTTATGACGGTTTAGGCAACAAATCATCTCTTTCTCTGGGTATGGAGAACAATGGGGCTGTCGTAACGGGTTCCTTGAGCGCAGGAAACATAATTTTCCCATCTCAGCCAAATCTAATCAAATTAATTGATTACATTTATCCAGTAGGGTCGTGCTTATTAACATTGGATTCCACAAACCCCGCTACCCGCTTTATAGGAACGTCGTGGGTTCAAGTATCACAGGGAATGGTGATAACAGGAGTCGGCACCGGAACTGATGCTGGGGGTGTTTCCAAAACTGTGACCGTAGGTGCTAATACTGGGGGTTTTTATCAACAAACATTATCTTCTTCTAATATACCGGATCACTTTCACTTCATAGCAAACGAAATTGAAGACTTTTCCGCAGATAAAGATTCTTTGATTTCTACAAATTACTTAGCGAGAGGTGGAAGGTTACAAACCAACCCAGTTTCTTATAGATTAGAGGGAAACGCAGTGGTACCTTCTGTTGGAAGAACTTCTGGAGTGGTTGGAGCTTCACAAATAACCCCTATAACACTAACAAATCCATCATACGGTGTGTATGTTTGGAATAGAATTTCATAATTATGGCAGATATTTCAATAATCAAACTTAAAGTAAGAAGAGGAACGGATTCACAACGTCAGAGAATCATACTTGAGCAAGGAGAGCTTGGATTTACAGTTGATACTAAACGTTTATTCATAGGGAATGGTATTCTATCTGGAGGTGTGGTTGCTGGCAACTTAAATCACGATCCTTTGACTGTTTCAAATACAAGAAACACTCTCCAAAATGCAGTTCGAGGGGATATTGTAAATGAAAACGGGTTCTTGTATCAATTATCTGGATCGGATTATAGTCAATTGTCTTCTTGGGTATTTATTGGAACCAATCCTGATAACACAAGTCTATACTATAACACATCGAGACAATTAAGCATCAAAAATAACGCGATAAGTGGCGCTAATTTTGATCAAAGCGCTGCCTATAACCAAGGTGGGTTGGTTGCAACCGCTTCCAATGGATTATCTGCCAATGTAGATAGAGTTACCCTCACGATTTCCACAACAAATCAATTATCCGTCCTTCAAATCAATCAAAACCACATAGCATCAAGCTCATTTGGCGACGGATTGACAGGTGGAAGCGGCAATACCATAAGATTAAATGTGGGATCTGGTTTCTCGTTCAATAGTGGTGTTCTGTCCTTGACGAGCGTGCCTTTGGGTTCTGTTGGTTTGAGTTCCATCGGCCCTGACGCTATTGGAAATGGATTAAGTTTAAGTGCTGGGAAGTTAGTCTCCATCATCGCAAGTGTTGATGGCGCAACTATTCAAAATAACTCCAATGTAATTTCATTGAAAGACATATTGGGTAGTGGAGGAAATGCTAGTTTTTCCAACTTCACATACAATTCAAAGGGTCAAATTACATCACTGTCTTCGACTATAACACAATCGTTTACTGGAAATGAGACAAACACTTCCATGTTATCTGTATTCAACGGGAATCCTTTACAGACAACATACACAAATCAAACCCTTATAAGTGCAATCTCATCAAACGGGTTGACTAGTAATAATATCTTATTATCATCCGCTGGATTTATAGTTATAGAAACCTCATATGGGACTGGTTCATATGCGATACCAGTATTCAAGTTTTAAATATATAAAATATGTCAAATTCAATTGAAATCCTCCAAAATACTCTTCTGAAACTCATCGTTCGTCAAGGACAGGATTCAGACAGAAAACTTATACTTCTAGATAGCGGTGAACTTGGATATGCAACCGACATTGATAGATTGTTTATCGGAGATGGCTCAACTCTCGGTGGTCTAGTCGCTGGTAATAAATATTTGGGCGAAGGTAATCCCATTACTTTCTCATATGCACAGGTAGGAGACTTGGTATTCAATACTGTGAACAAAACTTTATGTAAATTCAATGGGAATTTATATACAGATATCAATAATTGGAGAGTTGTAGGATCTGTTTACACAGCAGGTAACAGTATTGACATCGACGCATCCACGAATACTTTAAACTTGAGCGGTGGTGGGATCTCAACAAACAGAATTTCACCATATAACTCTGAATATCTATCATTGCCGTCCAAACTATCGATAGAATCTGTCAATTATAAATGGCCATCTGGTGGATTACAAAATGATTTCTTTTTATCAACAGATATCTATGGAAATCTATCTTGGGCGACTCCGCTTTCTCTTAATACATTTTATGTAAGTAATTCTGCATCCAGAATACCTGTAGGTATGATAACACCGTTTGTTTCTGGAGGAACTGTTCCTTATGGATGGCTTCTATGCAATGGTCAGAGTGTTTCAGGATCAGTATACCCAGATCTATCCGCCGCCATAGGCACCACTTACGGAGGCTCTGGTGGAAACTTCAATGTTCCTAATTTAACAAATAAAACATTGTATGGGGTAACTGGAGACCCAGCATCTTCGACAACGTTTAGCTTGAACAGTGGAACTAATGTATCCTTGAGTGCAGTCGGGACCAATTTCATTATCAAAGCTATCGCTGATAATTTAGTAACATCGACCCTCACTGTTAGAAATACACTATCTGGAACATTGAATGGAGTTACTGTAACTGGAACTCCTGTCAGCACGTTGAGTGGCAATATACAAATTGGTTTACCGCCAATTATACCATCAACAACTGTGGAAACTCCATTTATTGTTGATGATTATGGAAGAGTAAGCTCAGTTCCATTTGTATCAGCTGGTGTTGTAACCACGCTTTCAGGTACAGAGATAGTAAATTCTTCAGGATATGTGAAATTCTTGAAAACTCCAATCACTGTAAAAACTGTAACTAGTAATATGTCTGAAACGTCAACTATTACAGTTTATCCTACCATATTAGCATTGCCGCAAACATTACCAGCGAATGCGAAAACGGTCTTGCTGGAAAGTACGTTGAATTTAACGAATAATGGTCAGCAAGGCATAATATGTGCTGCTTTAAATACATCACTTTTAAATACACCAACAAATCTCTACGTTGTTGGTGTAAATGAATATTTGATAAATAAATCAAGCACAAAATTTTACGGAGGTTCCACTTCAACCACTCAATGCATGATTCCCCTGAGTTCAAACGGAAATTCTTCATCTTTTGCACTTCGAGTGTCGATAGGAAACTCTGACGAGAATGGTAGCGTGCGACTAATCGGTTATACTTTATAATATGAGCTTTCCATCTGATGTTAAATTACCAGCAAATGCAAAATATATAGCATTTGTAGATGAAAAAAAGAACTACAACCCAAATTATGACATAATTTGGAGTTTTCAGTATGCTATATCTGGTAATGAAGCTGCATTTGCAACTTTCTTAACATCAACAAAACCATCTCTGTCTTCAATTCCGGGTCATTATTTGGGATATAGCGGAACTGTTCCCTTATCTGGTTTTTTACTAGATGAAGATGGAAATTACATATTAACTGAAAATTATGAACGCATAATACTCGAAGGTAATGGGGAAAGTGATTCAATTCTAGGGATTTGTATAGCATTTGACACCACTGGATTGTTTGCTTTATCATCAAATACTCGAAGCGGTGTTGGTTTAGGTAGTATAAAACGAAATAGTTTAATTATAAGAGATTTTAATGATAATGTTACATACTATAATGAACTTTCAAATATAAATCCAGAATTTAAGATATTATCAAGTGGCAAGTCGTACAAAACCATGCGATTTAAATATACAAACACTGATAAGATCACTATAGATTTTAAACCAGACGGATCAACTGAATTCATAGAATTAACTTCGATTAATATAAATTTCAATCCTGATTCCGCTGACATATTTAGACCCGGTTTTTCATATTCATCTCCTATCTCGTCATTAAGTGCTCCAAGTGTTTTGTTTTTGAAAAATTTTCACACACAAGGAACCGAAAATGCAACAACTGTAGAAACAGTCGAATTTAACAGGATGTAAGTATGCCAGACGAAACTACACCTCCACCAGACGAAACTACACCTCCACCAGAGGGTTCGTCTACAACTACCCCGCCACCTTCAGGTAGTACCACAACTACTACCACTACAACTACTACCACTACAACTACCCCCCCACTCACAAGTACAACAACAAGTACTACCACTGGAACTACAGCCACGACACCACCCCCAATTCCGGGATCTACGACATGCTACCCATGTTTAAGTTGCCCTGAGTTGATTATAGAGCATCCTCCTGAACCGGTAATAGTAACTACGAAAACCCCGACGCCTCTTCCTGAAGCCATAACCGTCAAAGTTCCTCCGAGCTATCCATTGACGGACCCATCTTCGATTATATCAACTACAACTATCACTCCAACTACGATACAGCCGATAACTACAACATCGACATCAACATCCACAACAGTCAGTATAATTTGCAAACCATGTGTTAATAAATTAGGATATTAATTATGGAAACGACAGGTACAACACCAGAACCGACCACTACTTCGACAACAACGGCAACTCCAAAAATACCGTGCTGTCCTCCTAAAATAAAGTATATATTCCCTCCTCCGGTCGAAAATACAACAAAATCACCGTTTCCACTACCTCCGATAATGAAAGTAAGAATCCCCCCGTCTCCTTCATTAACAGATCCATCGACTATAAACACAACCCTCCCAGCAACTACTACCACAACTACAACCACCACGATAATTCCATTAAACACATCGACAACATCTGAATGTGTTGAAAATACTTGCAAAAAACTCAATTTTTAATAAATTAAAATATGAGGAAACTTACAATTGGGATGGCAGTTCATGATGATCTGGACGGTTTGTATTTCACAATACAATCAATCAGATTATTTCACAAAGAAGTGATGGATAATGTCGAATTTGTCGTGATTGACAATAATCCATCTGGAACACATTCCAAATGCATACGGGAATTTTTAGATTGGGTTGATGAACCAGTGCAATACTTTCCTTTCACAAATTATAAATCGACTATTGTCAGAAATAAAATTTTTGATCTTGCTGAGACACCTTATGTGCTAAGTATAGACAGTCATGTTCTTCTAGAACCGGGATCTCTTAAAAAATTAATAGACTTTTATGATAACAATGAAGATGACGGCAATTTATTACAAGGACCATTGGTTTATGACAATCTTAAAGGAACTTCTACCCATTTTGATCTCGTTTGGAGGTCAAATATGTGGGGGGTGTGGGGTAATGATGAGCGAGGCGAAGATCCTAACGGAGTTCCTTTTGAGATACCCGCGCAGGGTCTTGGATTATTTTCATGTAGAAAAGATTCATGGTTAGGATTCAATACAAAGTTCAGGGGATTTGGTGGTGAAGAAGGATACATCCACGAAAAATACAGAAAAAACGGCAAGCGAACACTATGCCTGCCGTTTTTAAGGTGGTGCCATCGATTTTATAGACCAGAAGGTGTGTCGTACCCAAATCAGCTAGACCAAAGATTCAAAAATTATCTCATCGGATTCAAAGAACTAGATTTGGATACAACTGAACTAAAAGCACACTTCGAACCTTCTCTTGGTAAAGAGACAATTGAACGAATTGAGCGAGAGTTATCAGTTCAATAAACCATTCTCCAATTCATACTTCACATCACACAGAACAGAATCGAATCTTTCGTTGATGTAGTGTTCGATGGCGACGGGTTTTATAAAGCTCTCAATATCCAAATTGAGCTGAGCGGCTTTTTCAAAAATAATGTCGAAAGCTTCGACCAGACAAACCCATCTGGAGAATGAAACTGCATCCATGATTTCGACTTTGCCGTTTTTCAGTTTTATATTTACGTTTTGCATGCGACCAGTTTACTCTAGCGTTTTATTAATGTCGGTCGAAGCAGCTTTTGTTAAATTTTCATAAATGGTAGCTGGTTCCAGAGGTTCTGTAACCAGAATTGAATCATAGCTTACCATAACCTTGTATGTCTCTTTGCAAGATGGACATTTACACATATTCTCGGCATTTGGTATCAAAATACCCTCGAATAAAGTCTGACCGCAGTTGCATGGAAGTTTTACCAGTTGCTCTGAAAGCATGTTTTCATATTCAGATATGACTTCATCCATTTCAGAAATCATATTTGCAATATCATCCATATCACTGGATGGTTTTTCTTCTTTCTTTGAAAGAACCCCCGTATATTTGGCATATACAACGCAACCAGCGATGATCAAAATCGATCCAAGTAAGGATAATGTGTTTGTAAAAGGAACCCAAGTACTGAGTCCATATGATAACAATACGATGGATACTAGCGATGCCAGTATGGAACTATACACTGTTTTACTCGTCATTTGAGTCCATACTACGCCTTATTGCGAATTTGTCAAGAGTTGGATCGACATTTCTGATGAGATATTTTATCATTTTATCCAAATTGTTCTTTAACTTTAAAAGGTCGTCTTTATTTTTAAAATTCTTAGATTTTAGTACATTTTCTATGTTAATTGATGCATTCATGGCATTATCGACAATATTCGCGCAGTATTGTGGCAACATTGTCATTTCATATGGCAAAGTTGGAATAGCTTCGTGTGTTTCGTTTTCTTCTCTTTTGATCTGTCTAAACATTTGTTCGGTATCAGTATCAAAATTAATATTTGAAGACATGAAACCTGTAGAATATGGGGAATCTTTGCTTGCCATGTGTATATTTATTCATCAAAGCACTAAATACTGCTATGACCAATCTATACGCTGCTAGATTTAAGAAGGTTTTATTAGAAGCCGATGATATTGATATGATGGATGACGATCTCGAAAGAGATGCTATGGAAAACTCTCTAGATGATGGAACTGACCCAACTGCATTCGACGCATCGACTGATATGGACACTACACAAAGCGAATTAGCTGATATCCTCTCAAAAAGAAACCAGCAAATCGTAGGTGAACTGCAAACATGGATTGATTCAATCGATCAATTCTTAAAGGTCTTGAATAGCGAAGACCCAACAAGCATTCAAAGCAGATTAGCTAATGCGGAGCCTGATACAGTGTTTGATAAGATGAAACAATCACAGCAAACGAAGATATCCCGTGTTGCTTCTGACTTGGCTGCGTTGCACCAAGGATTCCTCGGATTCATGGCGCAGACCAAGAATGCGAAATACAAGTATGTCTGAATTTTAAAAACCCTAAAAATCAAAAAAAACCCATGGTTATCCATGGGTTTTTTGTTTAATTGATCATTCTTAATCTTGTAAGACCCAATTTACCAGAATATGTATTTTTATTGACAAATTCTTGATCTATTTCAAAAATATCTCTATCTATACACATTTCATTGAAGTCTTTGTATCTTTTGCCGTAATTTTCAGGCCAAATAAATACAGTTTGTCCAGATTCTAGCAACACTTTGGTTTTTTCTCTACTCGCTGAATCCAAATATTGGCTATCCAAACACCAAACAACTTTGAAAAACTTAAACTGCCTTAGTTGTTCTTCTTGTTTATTTGTAAACAGCACATTACCTTCATTAATGCCAGCGACCGCGACTCCGTTTTTTATAAAACACGCATCAATCGGGCCTTCAAACATGTAAATGACATCACCATTCGATGAATCGACCTTATCTATGTTGAATAGCGATTTATCTGAATCACGCTTTGATAAGTATCTGCATTTTTCGTCCCAATCAAATATTTTACGGCTTTGGTAGAATACAATTTTACCATCAACGTCCTTGAATGGTAGAACCAATCTGTTTTTGTGTCCATAATCCTTCAAAGATATATACATGGAGTCTGGTTTGTTGATGGCCTTCAGCAGATTTCTAGATTTTAAATATTTGAAGGCATTTACAACTATATTATTTTTAATGTAGAACGAGACTTGAGTTTTGTCGTATAAATTGATGCAATCTTGAGGTAATGATGGCACTTCAACAGAGGTTGGAACTTCGCCATCTGATATATTAATCATATCAAACTCACCCTGTTGTATTTCTGCATAAACTTCAGATACCGACATCCCGGAGACTGTGGTAATCCACTTCAGAGGCTTGCTAGACCATCCACAATTGTGGCAAAATATCAAATCGTTTGATGGGATGTAGAAACATCTCTGTTTTTTTCCAAAACTTTTACCTTCTTTACATATAGGGCAGCAACATTGATATGTGTTGTTGTATGCGTTCTGCGTTGGATATGGTCCCAGTTCAAAAAACTTGGAAACCACATAACTCTCAGGCAGATTTATAAAATGATTCGTTTTCTTTGAATTTAGCCCGCGTAATATTGCGGACATATCTAGGCAACCTTTCGACATACTCAATTATACCTTCCTGCAACGCAAAGTCAAACTTTTCCACAGGCACTGATCGATTTTCCATCAGCGGACTTGACAAGAATTCATAGCTGTCCTTTGTTTTTTCTATGAAAATGTACATTTGACCCGCATAATCACCAGTTTGCACCGCATATGCGTCTCCAAATCTTAGTTTTTTCTTGAATAAACCCTTCAACATTACATTGACTCATTTATAAATTTACTAAACTCCTTTATAAAGGAATGCTCCAAAGCAGATTTATCCATAGGTGTTTTGCTTATCCTTAGATTGACGTAATTGCCTTCTAAATCATAACCTATGAGGGCAAAGCAACTCATGAACTCACTTAAAGACGAAATTATAGCCTGATTCATTTTAACCCGACTAGGTTTTTTCCTATCATCTTTTAATTTTATTTTTAACGAATCAATTAAAAGTTTCTTTATATCGTCTTCCGTATAATCCGATTCGTCATCGTTCATAATAGTATTTAAATTAAACCTTTTCTTTTTTTAGAAATTCATTATCCTCGCTCTTTTGATTTACTCCCTTTTCCAGAAGAGAAGTAATCACAATTTCCATGGAATTTGTTTTCAAATTGTAATTCTTTGGAAAGAGGGTGCCGCCGTCGTTTATTTCAAAAAACACATCACCCTTGTAATCTTTGTTTTGGTAGCAAGTTATACCAACGCTTCTGCCACCGGGATCGACCATAACAGTCCACTTTCGTGAATCTTGAAATGAATACTTGTCATATACTTTTATAGCTATGAATCCACAATCACGCAGACGCTTTAAAAAATAACCCAGTGTTGATACTTTGTTTTTAATCATTTTATTAAACTTGATATAGTATAATTTAGATCGACGCTCCCATATTTCAACTCAATTTTAGCAATTCCAAGTGATGTGTTTATTTTTAAATTGATATTATCAGTTGGGAACTGCATTAGACGTATATTGTCTATGTTCAGAATTAAAGAATCCAACTCAAAGTCAACTTCGTTGCCTTTCATAGTGAATACATCGCTGTTTGCTATGGTTGAATCCTTTAATGACCACATCAGATGATCATCATCAGTATACAAGTGTAATTTGGTGATTTTTGAAAAAGAAGTAGCTGCCTTCAAGAAAGATTTCAAAAAGCTTCTTGAAAAGACTGTGGATATATCATACTTCAAACTCTTGAGCTTTTCCAGACTGGTCTTGCTCTTCATGAGAACCCCATCTTCGTGGAGGTGATATTTAAACTTCACAGAAGATCCCCGATACTCAAGGTTGTTTCTATTGAGGGTCAACTCAATAAACTCGGACGATTCACACAAATCCAACGCTGATTTAAGCTTTGATAGTGAAGGTATATTGAGAGTGCTTATATCATCGTCACACTCGACTGGCATTGAATTCCACAAAAACAACGACGCATCTATATTAGTACTTAATGCGGAAATTCCGCCATCTTTAATAGTTAGAATGGCGGAATCGCTGAGCTTGGATAGTGAATCCAGAAAGAATAAGAAATCAGATTTGTTAAGTTTTAGCTTTTGTGCTTTCATTTGAAATGGATATTAGCTTATCGATCTTGGTTATCAACTGTTTGATGAGTTTATTTTGAGCTTCCAACAACGTGTTTGTTTTTTCTTGCTCGGTTACGTTGAACTTAAACTCCAACTGGTCTGGATCTTGTTGAGGAACAGGAGGCGCGTATTGAGGCATCGGAGCTGGTATATGCTGTGGAATTGGAATATACTGAGGCATGGGTACATGAGCAGCTTCGACGCGACGAGGCGCTTGAGAGTTTGCGAAATCTCTCTCAAGCGCCTTTTGAATTCCATACGCGATACCTGAATCTTCAATACCATCAGTTTTTGGCTTCGAGTCGTTGTAATACATCGAATCGATCTCTTTACTTTGAGCAAAGAGTGGGCCAGCAAAATCCAATAATACTTTTTTATCTTCAGGTGTTAACATATATTAGTCTTCTAGGTCGGCTAGCATTTTATCGATATCATCTTCACTTGGTTCACTTGAACCACTTGTTTTGGATGGGAAATCGAATGGAATATCATCATTCACATCGTCATCATCTAGAACTGGTGGTTGCTTCAGTGTTGCATTTGTAGTCTTGGGTGTGGAAGTCTTTCCACCACTCTTTCCGTAAAAATGAACATCCAAGATTTCTTGAAGCTCATCAACTGTCTTCTTGGGATAGATGGCTTCCAGATCATGTGCAGATTCGTAAATCTTATCGATTTGTTCATCTGATAGCTTGATCTGAGGCTTGTTGTAGAAGCCAGAAGATGCAAATGTTACGAAATCTCCACTGGTTTCAGCTTTGATCTTGAGGTTTGCACCATCTTCACCAAGATCGAAGATTCGATAACCGAATTCTTCTGCGCCATCTCCGGTAAGGGCATCATCGATGATCTTTTTGATCTGTGGTCCAATTTTCAAAATCTTGACAGTTCCATTGTTGTCAGGATTTGATGGATCATCGATTACATAAACATTGACAAACCAATTCTCCTTG